CTGCAATAAGAACTCCAAAAGGAGCCTTACGTTCAATCTGTGCAGCACGTCGTGTGATCTCAGTATTATGCAATAGTTCTAGAGAACACAGTTTTCGGCGTATAGCAACATTTTCAGTGCCAGCACTCTTTGCTGTGAATTTAACATACGCTTTACCTTTCTCAATAGCAGATTCTAAATCTGCTTTGAACTTAAAATTGGTATTATCGAGCGCAGTTAAATTGTTCGTGAAAGCAGCTAGATTGAGTAATCGATCTGCTTCTCTCAACCAGTCAACATACAACTTTTCAGAATGAAGGAAATTGTCAAAATCTCCGGTAACATACCAGGCGTTTAGACGTTCTGCAACAAAAAGTGCAGTATCCATTATCTCAAAGAAAAAACCTTTCTTCGAGGAAAAAGCTGTTGTCAATTGGCGCTGCTCAAACTTTGAATAATCTTCATCATTTAGTTCGAGCCCAATGTGTTTCAAATAACCTTGAACTAGAGCATACGAAAATAGGTTCTGCAATTTCTTAACAACCTTATTTTCAGTAATGTTCCTGACCATATCAAAACTCTCACGCAAAGCATGCAGAATCTCCGTTGAATCAGCTTGCACCACACTTGGTGCAAAAATAGCATCAATTTTTTCGGAAAAATCAACCATTGCACTTCGACCCAACAAAATTCGGTAAAAGACTTGAAATTCATCAATGTAGTCTTGTACGGCATTACACCGTGAAAAACTCCGATAAGCAATAGCGAGATTATTCAAAACATCTATCCAGTATTTAAAATCTGGAATTTGTAGTGCAACCATCTGCTTTGTGACCAACTTGACCATCAAAACAAAGGATTTATACCCAGCATCTTGGGTATCAGCACCTGCTTGCACCTGCATATTTGCAGTCATACAAGCGCGCTCAAAAAGAACGCTCCAGGAGAGATGTGGAAATCTCTCCTGATCAAAGCTAACTCGTAGATGTTTGTCAAGAGACACAACACCAATAAGTGAATCGCGATTTCGTGGCACAACTTCTGTGCCATTCATGATGACGAAAGGTAGCTGTCCATTCACGGTGTCCATTACTGAACGCCGGATTGTAGCGTAAATATCCTCACATCTATGAAAGCCGAAAAATCGGTACTTTCGATCAAGAATCATGATATCGAAATAGCATTGTTTTGTGCGTTCATCATACAAGATGATATTGGCACGTGAGTTTGGGGGCGCAATAGCGCAAAGGGTATTCTTGGCAGACTTGGGGTCGTTGTTATTTACAAGCGACGACATAGTTTAGAATATGGGGGGGGAGGTAGTTAAGTCTCCTACTTATATTTATAAATTTTTGGGATTCAGTGAAAACAAAGTACAACAGAAAACAAGCGTAAAAAAGTTTAACGCCAAAGTTGTCACGCAACCCTGCTGCCAAGCGGGTGTACGAACTTCCAGACTTTTACTAAACAAACTCGCCTCAGATAGGCTTTCTCCGTCAAAAGATAATGTGGCTCAAAAGCGATCAATCCTTAATGCCTGCTTTCCAAAGAAAGCTACAGCGGGTACTCGGAATAGAGATCTAGGGACCACTCCAACAATAGGAATAGAGACAAAAATAC